CTGTTTCTGAAAGTGTTCTCTGGTGAGGTTTTAACAGCCTTTGCTAGAAATAACATCTTCAACGAACAGCTTCATTCTGTCAGAACTATTACTTCTGGTAAATCAGCACAGTTCCCTGTTACAGGTGCTGCAACTGCTGCATATCACACACCAGGAACACCATTAGTTGGTGCTAACCAGATCTTGGCAAATGAAAAGATTATTTCTATTGATGATCTTTTAATATCACAAGCTTTCGTCAGCAATCTTGACGAGCTTATGAATCATTACGATGTCAGAGCTACATACGCTGATGAATTAGGTAAGGCTTTAGCTAAAACTTATGATCAGAACGTAGCAAAGGTAATCGCTAACGCTTCAAGAGCATCAACAACTCTTACAGGTGGTAATGGTGGTATCACAGCTACTTTAGCTTCTGGTAACACAACTTCTGCTGCTGTATCAGGTGATGAACTAGCTGGTGCTATCTATGACATTGCACAGACAATGGATGAAAGAGACATTCCTCCAACAGATCGTTTCTGTGTGTTACCACCTGCTGAGTATTACAAGTTAGCTGAATCAGCTACAAGAACAGTAGATGTTGACTTCAACCCTGGTGGTAATGGTTCATTTGCTTCAGGTCGTGTACAACAGATTGCTGGTATTCCAGTGATGATGAGTAACAACGTACCTCAGTCAAATGTCAGCTCAAATCCATCGGGCGCAAATAATACCTACTCAGGTGATGACAGCAAAACTATCGGTCTTGTCTTTCATAAATCGGCTGTGGGAACAGTTAAGTTGATGGATATGACTACTGAAATATCTGGTTCTGATTATGGAATCATGTATCAAGGTACATTGATGGTTGCTAAATATGCTCTTGGTCATGGAATCCTAAGACCAGAGTGTGCAGCTACAATTAAGCTTGCTGCTTCTTAACTTACCTCGAAGGGTACTCAGCAATGGGTACTCTTTTCTTACTATTTGGAGAACATCATGTATCACAGCACTAAAAAAAAGAAGAAAAAGAAAATGGGTGGTAGAGAATCACTTAAAATAAAAAAGTAAAAAACCATGACTGTAGCTGCAAGCACTGAACTAGAAGCTATTAACATTATGTTGGCTTCTATTGGGGAAGCTCCCATAAATACGTTGACAGGTACTTTACCTGTTGATGCAAAACTGGCACAGAATACTCTGTCAGAAATCAACAAGGAAGTTCAATCAGAAGGTTGGTCTTTTAATACAGAGATTGATGTTGTTCTGACCAGAGATTCCAGTAACAATATTAATCTTGCAGCTAATGTCATTAGTGCAGATCCTAATATTCATCATCATCCTGACGTTGATGCAATACAAAGAGGTCTTAAGTTTTACGATAGAAAAAATCATACCTTTGAATTTGAGGAAGATCTAAAAACTACTGTTGTGTTCCTAAGAGATTTTGATGAGATACCAGAACCTGCCAGAAGATATATAACTATCAAAGCTTCCAGAGTATTTGTTGATAGGTTGGTAGGTGATGAAGGATTAAGATCTTTCAGTCAACAGGACGAAGTAAGAGCTAGAGCTATACTGATGGAAACAGACTTGGAGAATGGAGATCATAATTTATTAAGAGGAGATCCATCACTTACAAGTGTGTTTGATACATACAGCCCTTCCAACGCATTAATTAGGTAACTATGGCAATAGTATCTAGAGCAATTCCTACATTGCTCAGAGGAGTCTCACAGGCTTCTGATTCTACAAAACAACCAGACCATGCTGATATACAGGACAATGCTGATAGCAGTCCTGTGCAGGGTTTACAGAAGCGTAGTGGTACTCAATACTTAGCAACTCTTAACAGCTTTCCTACTGATGCTAATGTTCATATACATACGATAAATAGAGATACAACAGAAAGATATGTTGCTGTATTTACTAATGGTGCTATAAAAGTTTATGAGATTGACGGAACTTTAAAAACTGTTAACACACCTGATGGTACTACTTATTTACAAACAACAAATCCAAGAAGTGAAATAAAAACTGTAACTATTGCTGATTTTACCTTTGTTGTTAATACATCAAAAGTTATTGCAATGGACTCTACTTTAAGTGGAGGAACACAAACACAGGCAATAGTATTTTTTAATCAGGTATCAGATAAAACAACATATACGGTAACTGTTGATGGTAATACGGTTACTCATAACACAGCTACTGATAGTACTTTAAGTACATCGACAGTAGCTTTATCTATTAAAAATAGTTTAGAATCGGCTTTAACAGGTTTCCAAATAGAAAGAAAAGGACCAGTATTACATATTAAAAAAACAAATGGCACTAATTTTTCAATTCAAAGCACTGACACTCAAGGTGATACACAAATAACAACAGTAAAAGATTCAGTACAAAGATTTTCTGATCTACCAGCAGTTTCACCTAATAACTATGTTGTTGAAGTTAAAGGTGATGACAATACAAATTTTGATAATTATTATGTTAAATTTGTCACTAATAACGGTGGAGCATTTGAAGAAGGACAGTGGGAGGAAACTCTTGACCCAGGAATAAATTTTAAATTTAATTATGACACTATGCCTCATGTCTTGATTAGACAGTCAGATGGTAATTTTATATTTGCAAGAGTTGATGGTGGTACTTATACCGTTAGTGGAACTACTTTTACTTTACCGTTGTGGGGAGAACGTACTGTTGGTGATTTAATAACAGCACCTAACCCTAGCTTTGTCGGTAATACAATAAATAACGTCTTCTTTTTTAGAAACAGATTAGGATTCTTAACTGATGACAACGTAGTGTTATCAAGGGTTTCAGAGTTCTTTAACTTCTTTCCAGAAACAGTCTTATCTGTAATTGATAGTGACCCTATAGATGTAGCAGCTTCTCATACAAAGGTTTCAATATTAAAACATGCTAAAACAATGGGTCAGGAACTTATATTGTTTTCAGATCAGACACAGTTTGTATTGTCAGCTTCATCTGATGCTTTGACACCAAAAACAGCAAACGTAAACGTAGCAACTGAATTTGAGAATGATACCAATAGTGTTCCTGTATCTAGTGGTAGAAGTATTTATTTTCTTATAAAGAAAGGTTTATTTGCAGGGGTGAGAGAATATGTGACGATGGAAGATCTGACGATAAAAGAAGCAGCAGATATAACAATCCATGTTCCTAAATACATACCAGCAAACATATTTAAGATGGCAGCTTCTACAAATGAAGATGTCTTAGTTCTTATAGGTAGTGATAATCCAAACAAACTTTATATCAACAGATGGCTGTATGGAGAAAGAGGACAGAAGATATTAAATGCCTGGTCTACTTTTATTTTAAATAGCAATAAAACAATATTAAATGTAGATTTTATTGATACCGATTTATTTATGGTCGTTAGGAATAGTAATAATGTTACCTCTATAGAAAAGTTACCATTTGAATCTAACTTTACAGAGACTAATGCAGATTTTGAGTTTCATCTAGATCATAAATTAACAGAAGCTTCTACTGGTGTATCTGTAGCTTATGTAGCTAGTACAAATACAACAACTTGGACTTTACCCTATAGAACCTATGCACAGATGACTGTTGTTGGTAGACATTTAGCATCAGGTGAAACCAGCACCTTTATTTCTGCACCCAATACAAGTGCTGTTAATTTAGGTGCTGGACAGGTTATAAGTACAACAACAACTAATACTGATGGTTCTACTTTAACTATTACAGCTACAGGTGATTACAGGTTATCAAAGGTTATTATTGGTGAGCCTTATGAAATGCACTATAGATTTTCTGCCCAGCGATTAACAGAACAAGTACCAGGTGGTGGTGGTGAATTTATCAGTGGTCGTTTACAACTGCATCATTTCTATATCAAGTTTGAAAATACAGGATTCTTTAAAGTAGAAGTAACACCAGAAAACAGAGACACATCCACTCATAAATTTACAGGTAATTTACTAGGTGCTGCTTCCAGTACGATAGGTTCTATAAATCTTGAAACAGGAACATTTAGAGTTCCGATAATGAGCAGAGCAGATAGAGTTGATATTGATATAAAGAATAGTACTTTCCTACCAACAAAATTAAACAGTGCTGAATATGAGGCAAGATTCCATATGAGAAGTAGGAGGGTGTAGATGGGGCATTTAAGAAAAGCAAATCTCAAGGATCTTAAATATGTCGCTGCTAACATGAGAGAAGTAGATAAGATAGAAGCTTTCTACCAATCAGGACAAGAACCCCTACAAGCCCTTCAGTTAACTTATATGTGCAGCAAGGTAAATATGGCTATAGCTGATGATAATGATCAACCTATGGGTCTTTGTGGGGTGGTAGATGGTGGTGTTATATGGATGGTTTCTACAGATAAGTTGTTTGAAAATAACAAATATAAAATACAACTAATAAGAAAAGGTCGAAAATGGGTCGATAACCTGTTGAAAAAATACAAAATCCTATATAATTTTGTATATGCAGAGAACGATTCTGCTATCAAATGGTTAAAGTCTCTTGGGTTTACCTTTATTCAATATCACGAACACTACGGTATGCAGGGTAAACCATTCTACGAATTTCTGAGGATTGCATAGATGTGTGTATTTGCCGCTGCTGCACCAGGTATTTTAGGTTTAAGTGGTGCTGCCAGTAATTTGTTTCTGGGATCATTAGGTCTTACTGCTGCTACTGGTCTTGTTGGTCGAGCAGAAGCACAATCAAAAGCAAGAGGTGTGTATGACACATCACTTATAGCAAGCAGATCAGCAGAAGAATCTTTTGCCAGACAACAGGAAGCGTTAGGGGCAGAACTCAAAGAAACAAGAGCTTCATCAGCACAAGAAAAGTTAGCAGCAACTATAAGAGGATTACAGGCTCAAGGTACTACAAGGGCTTCAGAACGAGCAGGTCTTACTGTAGGTCTTTTATTACAGGATCAGGAAAGACAATCTGCTAACTTGAGAGAATCTATAAACCAGGCTTTAAACTCAGCAACAAGACAATACAGCAGAAATGTACAGGGGTTAGAAGCACAAAGAGATAATACACAGAATCAACTGCAAAGTAATATTAATCAGGCTTATAACCAAATCCCTTCACTTGGTAGCACCCTTCTGAATGTCGCTACACAAGGACTTACTTCTTACTCTTCTCTTCTACCAGGTTAATGACTAACAGTTTTCAAAGTACAGCTTTTAGAGGATCTGCAAGACCTGTAGATACTTTTGTAGCACCCCCTAGTGTTCAACCTAAAACTGGTATTGAGTCTTTAGCGGAAGCTTTAGCTACTGTTAATCCTGCTTTACAAAAAATTATTGGTACTCGACTAGAAAGAATAAAAGAACAAGAAATATTAGAAGGTCAAAATCAAATCCTAAGTTCTACTCCTACTGAAATAAACAAAATAAAAAAAGAATTAGAAAAAAAAGAAGGTAAAAGATTTGCTAGAAATTTTGTTGGTGGAAATATATACACACAATATGGCATAGAAAAACAATTAGCAATTAATTTAGGTAATGCAGCAGAAGCAAAAACCAAAAAGTTTTTTAGTGAATATCAAGTAAATATTAATTTACCTAATGGAGAAACAATACAACAACCTCTATCGCAATTTGATGTTAATTCACCACAATTTGACGCAGCAGTAAATGAATTTCAAGAAACAAATTTAGTTGATGTAAAAGGAATTAGACCTGATATATTAAATCAACATTTTTTACCAAGACAAAATTTAGCTTTACAAAAAGCTATTGGCAAACATACAGAAGATAGAGCCGATCAAAAAATACAATTAGCTACTACAACTTTTTCAAATTCACTTTTAGGTAGTTGGAATAATATAGATAACATCAAAGATAGTATTGAACTCAATGTTATAGATGATAACTTTGTTGATGATGGTTCTGGTCTATCTCAAGCAGAAAGTATTGCTCTTAAAGAAATACAAGACAATGCAGATTACATGGTAAGTATTGGGCTAAGTGAAGCTGTATCACCTGCAAGTTTTAAAAATTATATTACAAGTAGCGTAAATACAATTCTTCAATCATATAAAGATTCTGATATGAGTGAATTAGAAGCTATGGAAGAGATAGATGATTTTATAGATTTTATAGGCAAAGTAAAAGTAGGACCAAAAGGTCTTACTAAAACAGGGCAGACAGTACAGAAAGATTTAAAAAGTTTTCTTGATGCAGATAATACTATAGTAAAACTAAAAAAAGAAATCTTTGAAGAAATAAATAGTTTAGCAAAGCAAGAAAATGATTTTTTAGAAGCAGCAAAACAAAAAGATATTAATGACAGATTAGATCAATTAGATTTTGCTAGTGATAATCCAGAGGTTATAGAAAATAATGCAAGAATAATATCTGCTACAAAACAAGATTATAAAAATGAAATAGATTTTATTGATACACAGGTTACTCTTAGAAATTTTAATGTAGATGGTTGGTTTTTAAACTTTCAAAAAAGATGGGTTAGTGGTGAATTTGATGGCAACAAGTTAGCTGCAAGAACAGAGTTAAATAATTTTATGATTTCACTAGGCTCTAGTGCGACAAAAGAAGATAAAGGAGAATATAGAAGATTAGATAATCTTGTTAAAAGTCAATCAGGGCAAGGGTTATTAACACAATACCCAGAGATAAAAGGAGTTATAAAGTTTGGAGAAAAGGTATTAAGTGAAAGAGACCCAAATGGATTTGATTTTTTAAATACAAGTAGAGTACAACAAAAATATGATCTTGATTTTAAATTTAGGCAAGACGTAGAAGCAGTTGCTATAGATTCTGAATTATCTAATAAACAAAAAAAAGATAAAATAAATGATTTAATAAAAGAATATAAAGAACAAATAGGTAAAATTAAAAATGAGACTTACGAATTTTTTAATGAAGATAATAACATTAGTGGATACAAACCAAATGAATTTAAAAAGAACCAAGAATCAAACTCTGTAGATATACCAGATGCTTTTAATTTAAGTAGTTTAAATACACCAGACAATCAAAGAATAGTAAGTGATGTTGTTAACTCATTAGGCGGTAGAGATGGCAGCTTGATTGCTATGGCTAATCCTACAGATACAGAAACAACTACGATAGTAGGTTCAGAAGAACCAAGCGGAGTAAAAAGATTTGAAGCCAACTTTCCTGTCTTCTACAAATTAGCTAAAGATGCAGGGCATAAGTTTCCAGAAGTAACAGCAGCACAAGTAATGTTAGAAACATCAAATGGTGCAAGTCCTTCTGCTACAAACAATTATCTAGGTTTAAAAGCTACGCAAGATGAAGCTGATAAAGGTCAAGCAACTCTACAAAACACTCAAGAAAATATTGAAGGCAAAGATGTTGATATACAAGATAATTTTAAAAACTTTGATAGTTTACAAGATATGATGAATCAATATAAGACACAGTGGAATGATGACTTTATGGGAAGAAAGGGTACTGTTAATGTAGATACTGCTGAAGAAGCAGCTAAGTTGCTACAAGCAAATGTCTTTGCAACTGACCCTGATTATGCAAAGAAAATTATGCAGTTAATCACAGATGCAAAACGTAATCCACCATTATTTTAGATATGACAAATTCAGCAATTTCTAACCAGTTTAGAGATAAAAATACTTTTGAAGAAGATCAAAGTCTTATAGATTTTGATACTACATATAACTTGAGTGACACTATTAATAATTTTTATATAGATGAAAATGACCCTATAGATTTTAATTTTGAAGAAATAAATAAAACTAGAAAAACATTTGCAAGCTTAACAGAACCAACAAAAGAAAAACAAAATTTAAAAGGTTTGGCTCAAGGTTTAGGTCTTGAAATAGGTGTTGGTCTTGGTGCTGATTATGCACTTGCACCTTTATTAGCTTTTGGTCCTTTCGGTGTAGCAGCTTATGGTGGAGGTCAATTTAGTGCTGGTTACTTTGCAAACATACAAGCACAAAAATTAAGAGGAGTAAAAGATATAAGTCAGGCAGAAGCTATATCTGCTGGTTTATTTCAAATAATACCTTTTGGTTCTACAGCAAAGATAGGTAAAGGTGGACTTAAAAAAGCTGCTATGCAAGGTGCTGGCTTTGCTACAGGTGAAACTTTTGTTAGAGACTTGTTAGGAGATGATGTAAGTCGTGATGAATACTTAGCAAGTATAGGTTTAGGTGGTGCTTTTGGTGTTGGTTTTAAAGGTTCTATAGATGGATTAGGTTCTATATTTAAAAAAATTAAAGATAAAACACCAGCAGAAGCAGATAAACTTTTAACTAAAAAAGATAAAAAAATTATTGATGAAGCTGTAAATAATTTAGATCAAGTAGGCAAGAAACAACAAACAGACTTACAGAATAAAGGAGTAAATATTGACAAGAAGAATCAAGTTGTTACAAGACCTTTTGTAATGCCTAATCAGTTTAAAAGAACTAAGCCTAATTATGGTAGTGCTTCTATAATTTTTGAATCTGATTTTGATAAGCTTGCTTGGTCTTTAAGACTTGGTAAAAAGAATCCACCACAGAAAGAACAAGAAATGCTGCAAGCCTTTATATCACAGGGCTTTACAGAAAAAGAAGTAAGACTTCATGGTGCAAATATACATAAAAAAATTAAAGGTATTGTTACTGAAAAGACAGGAAGTGCAACTGCATCTCCTAGTAATACAAAAGGTTTAACTATAGAAGTACCAGCAGATGCTAAGTATGCAGGTGAAGTACAAACAACGCTTAATAAGTTAGATAGTAAAAAACAAGACTTAGGAGATACAACTAAGAATCCACAACAAATATCTTTTATAAAAAGTTTAAAACCAAAACAGCAGAAAACTATACAAGAAATGGTAAAAGTCTTAAAAGATGCTGACGTTTTTACTGGTTCAAAAAGTCAACAACAAACCAAGCT